CTGCAGCAAGAAGAAAGAAGGCAGCAGATCCAGGCCAACAGTCTAAGACAAATGCAGCAAAACCTACATATGTTAGTACTGATAGTCCCAGAAAGAAAGTGAAGAAAGAGGAATTTGAACCAGTCATCACAGAAAAATGCTGGAAGGGGTATGAAAAGAAAGGTATGAAGACTATGTTTGGTAAGAGATATCCAAACTGTGTCAAGAAAAAGAGAACTCGTAAAGAAGAGTACGAACCTATAAATGAACTCAGTCAGGATACTTTAAATCAAGCTGCAAGACAAGCAATGTCAAAACGTGAAGCGGCTAGAGGAACGCCTGAATTTAAAAAAAGACAAGGACAAGTAGAGAAATTTACCAATGCAGCTTCTAAAAAAAGAAAAGAAATAATTTCAAAGAAAGATTCACTTCAAAAATCTTTTGACAAACCTGATGCAAAAAGAACTCCTACAATGGAAGGAGTTAAAAGAGATGAGTATGGTGATCCTATAGGTGGGCCAAAAATCTCTAAGAAACAAAAAGAAAAGAATCTCAAAAGGAATACACCTGACGAACAGCATACCACTACAACTTCTGAAGGATTTGTTTGGGAGTGTTGGAAGACACATAAAAAAGTTGGTATGAAAATGAAAGGTGGTAAGTTAGTAAATGACTGTCGCCCTAAGAATGAATCATTTGAAATAGATGAGGCAAAAAATGCAGCACAACAGGCTGCTATTGCACTTGCAAAGAAAAATAGACTACAAGATTTAAAAGTTTCTAAGAAAAGAAAACTTAGGAAGGAAAGTCTTGATGAAAAATTAGTACATGGTAAGTTTGGTAACTATATCAAAAATCAAAAGGTAGATAAGGCCAAAGATAAACCAATGAAAAAACCTCCATATGAGGTTTTAGCTGCATCATACGAACCTGTAATTGAAGGAAAGAGTCCAGCATGGCAGAGAAAGGCAGGCAAGAGTGAGTCAGGTGGACTCAATGCAAAAGGTGTTGCATCATATCGTGCTGCAAACCCAGGCTCAAAACTTAAGACTGCGGTTACAACTAAACCATCTAAGTTAAAAAAGGGATCTAAGTCAGCTAAAAGAAGACTATCATTCTGTAGAAGAATGAAAGGTATGAAAAAGAAACTTACCTCAGCTAAGACAGCAAGAGATCCAAATTCAAGGATCAACAAGTCACTTCGTAAATGGAATTGTTCTTACGAACCAGAGGGTAACTTCATTAGTGAAGATTATGTGAAGGGTGGAGTTAGAAATAATCCATCTACAACATCAACAAAAAAAGTTTCTGGCATGATAAAGGCTTTACAAAGGAAACAATCTGTGTTAAAACAGCCTATGAAAGCCATGGATGCTGGTGCAAGAGGAAGAAGATTATTGCAGAGAAGGGAACATCAAAGATATGTTTCTGATATTATCCCAGATCATTTAAAGGACGAGTACACTCCTGTAATTGAGGAGGGCAAATCCGCAAAAAAGTGTAAGGACGGGCAGTATTACTGCTTCAATGATAAGAAATGCAAACCGATTCCTAGTGGATACAGGATTGGATATGGTGGAATGTTAAGACCAGAAAACAAAGAAGATGAATCTAATGGTAAAAAAGGCGGTTCTAATGGCAATGGGAACGGTAATGGTGGCAATGGGAACGGTAATGGTGGTAACGGCAACGGTGGAAATGGTGGAGGAAACGGCGGCGGAGAATAGGTTGACAAAGTAAATAATTAATCATATAATATTATTATGAAATATATCTTTGATGTTGATGGGACACTCACTCCCAGCAGAAAGAAAATTGATCCAGACTTTCTAATATTCTTTAACAGTTTTGCTCTTGCAAACGAGGTCTATCTCGTTACAGGAAGCGATAGAGATAAGACTATAGAACAAATCACACACCTTCTCTACTGTAATTGCAAGAGGGTGTATAATTGTGCTGGAAATGATGTATATGAAGGTGACGTTTCAGTATACAGAAATGATTGGACATTACCTTTAGAAGCAAGAGAACATTTGAATGAAGAATTACTTCAAAGTACGTTTCCTGTAAGAACAGGAATCCATATTGAAGAAAGGCCAGGCTGTGTCAACTTTAGTATCGTTGGTAGAGGAGCAAATCAAACAGAAAGATTAGTGTATAGTGATTGGGATGAGATAAAAGGAGAGAGAAGAGCAATAGCAGAAAGATTCAACAAAAAGTTTCCAGAGTTACACGCTTTTGTTGGTGGTGTGACAGGTGTAGATATATCAGATAAGGGAAGTGATAAGAGTCAGATCATCAGAGACTTCCAAGATGGTGGTGTTGTATTCTATGGTGATAGAATGGAAGAACAAGGCAATGACAAACCATTGGCAGATGCAATATTGAATAATAAATTAGGAGAAGTTGTGTCAGTTACAGGTTGGAAAGATACTTGGAATAAATTAAGATGAAAGAAACTAAATGGCAGGCATATATTCTACTCAACTCAAACAGATTGACGAGAGTGGAGTTCTTCTCACCATCTAATCTAAGAGAAGATGCGGAAGAAACTGTCAAGGCATTGTATGGTGTAACTGATGTTCGCCAGTTAAGGAGGATTTGGTCATGAATGAAGTCCAGTTTATAAAACATAGAATCTTTAGAGAGACAGACGCTGTTGTATTCTATGATATATCTGTTGAAGAATCTAACGCAGCAGACTTAGTAATCCATGATGGCCCTGCCACCTCACCACCTGATGATTGTGTAGGTGCAAAGTCATTTTATATTCATAGTTTTCAAGACGATTACAATAGAGTAGTATCAGGGTCAAGGACATTTGAATTAGTAAACTTACAATGGAAGTATCCATATCATCTTGTCAATCTTACTAGACAGAGTGGCGCTCTACTGATACCTCGTGGCACATTTCACAGGTCACAATCAGGAGAGGAAGGTTCTATTGTAATCAACCAAGCAAAAAGGTATGATGGATTCGATGCAAGTGCTGAGTTTTATCCTGTTTCTGCCTCTGAAAACAGAGAACTATACAACGTTTTGAGGAACGAGAAACCTGTTATACATAGTGTGAAGATATGAAAATGATGGAATGGTTGAAGGAGGAGATTACGAAAACCCCTGGCTATATGAGGGTAAACCTTTCACTTCTGACGATATTAATGATTTCTTCGGTTACGTCTACTGCATTACAAATAAGACAACAGGTAAGAAGTACATCGGCAGAAAGTACTTTGTACAGAAACGCAAGCCTAAGGGAGGAAAGAGAAAGGTTACTAGCGAGTCGGACTGGAAGAAATATTATGGATCGTCCCCAGAACTCAAAGCCGACGTATCCGAGTTTGGAAAATCCAACTTTTCCAGAGAGATCTTGTCTCTCCATACAACTCTGGGGAAAACCAACTATGAGGAAACCAGACAACTGTTTGTTAACAACGTTTTAACAGAAGCACTTGACAATGGAGAGCCTGCATACTATAATAGCAACGTTCTGGGAAGATACTACAGAAAAGACTACTTTGATGCTTGAGTATGCTGAATATTTGAAGAGTCTAGGAACGGATAAAATACCACACCAAGACTCCGATCTTCTTTCACATTCCTTAAGAGTTTCTGGTATGTTATGGCAATATGACAGACCTATGGAAGAAGTAATTGCTGGTCTTTTTCACTCAATATATGGCACTGAATTTCAAATGTATCAAATAACTGTTACACGACAAGAAATTCAAAACCTAATAGGAGAAAGATCAGAATATATTGCCAATTTATTTTGTACTCTAGAAGATAGAGTCAATACCATATTGTATGGCAGAGGTTTGAAAGAACCTGATAAAACAACTCTTAGATGGTTGGAATATTGTAATATAAAAGATCAAGATCCCAACGCCACAATCTTAAAAGAGTTTGAACTTGTCTTACATATATAATACACATAGAATTTTTTGATAGTAAAATGAATCAAGTACCTAATGCTGAATTGTTTTTCAAGTCTGGTAAAAAACTTGTTAAGAAATCTACGCATGAGGAGTTTGCAGGTAGAGATGTCCTCGTCATAGGTTTGGTTGGAGCATTCAATCCAATAGATGAGAAGATGGTTAAAGATTATGACAAACTATACAACCATTTTAAAGACACAACTATCATTGGCAATCCACTAGATGCTTCACATATTGATGAGATCTATTTTGTTTGTATGGAATCACCTTGGGTGATGGATGCATGGTGGAAGAAAATGAAAATTAAAAATTGTAAGTATCTACCAGATGCAAGTGGAGCTTTCTCTTATAGATTGGATCAACAAGGCGGATTAAGTGGAGGCCAGATGGTTGTTGAAATGTATAACAAGGGTTATGGAAAAAGATCTTGGAGATATGTCCTTCTTTTAGAAGACAATAATCAGATGACTTATGTTGAAGAGGAGATACCAGACGGAGCAGCTACCAGAGATAATTTGGAAGATGAACCATACATCTTGACAGAACCAGAAGAAGTCTTGGCTTTCTTAAGAAAGAGACAACAGCAAGGACATATAGAGGCTGAAAATAAAGCATCGGAAGATTTATCAAGACCGACATGAAAATCATAAGTCTTGCCTATTTGGAAGAACACTTTGATGAAATAGTTGACCAAGCAAAATCAGGAGAGTCTTTTATGTTAGATACTCCTGATGGTCAAATAGCTTTAGTTCCAGATAAAAGTGTTTTGAAACCTGTAATTGATTCTGGGCAGGCAAAAGATATAGAACATCTATGGAATCATGATGATGGTGCTTGACTTAGAATAATAAATTGTGTATAATAAAGTATATACAATTTTATTATGATTGAAGTCATTCGCCAAAATGATCCTTACAGGTATGTGAAGATGCCTGATTTACTTGATAATGGTCAACCAGACTATCGTATTCAAAAGTGGAATAATCACAACGGTTACAAGGACATGTACCTGTGTGATAATTGGATGCAGATGAAAACAGCTATCCAAGATTTTGAATATACTAAATGGTTAGACCCTGCTGGAGTTCCATGTTACGTTCACGATTATGTCGCAACTAAATGATGAACCATCCAACTTAGAGAAGGCAAAAAACTTCTCTAAGACGGCTTATGATATTCTAAAAGGTTTCGTAAGTAATGGATATCTATTAGTTCCAGATGAGGTAAAGAAAGCTAGAATAGATATATGTAGAGAGTGTAATAGATTTGATGAAAGTCGCCATGTTTGTAGAGAGTGTGGTTGTTTTATGGTAAACAAAGTTAAGTTTACTGCTTCTCGATGCCCTTTAAGTTATTGGTAAAATGCAACAAGAACCATACTATGAGATAGAAGATTTTATAGGATACTTTCCTAAATCTATAGACCCAAATTTTTGTGATTTTCTATGCGCTTATATGGATAAGGCAGAGCAAGTTACAGGTAGAAGATATACACATGTAAAAGACAAACAAATTTGTCTTGATGCTTTCTCGCCAGGAGAAGCAAAAGATTTAATGCAGGGCATAAATGGATGTTTATATTATTACATAAGTGAGTTTTCATATCTAACCAACTTCAATTATGTTAGTGCGGTTGTTTTGATGCAGAAGACAGCACCTACAGAAGGTTATCATATGTTTCATGCTGAGAATCTTAATTATAATAATAATATTAGAACTATGGCATGGATGGTATATTTGAATGACGTAGAAGAAGGTGGAGAGACAGAATTTTTATATCAAAAAAGAAAATTTAAACCTCAAAAAGGTGATGTATTAATATGGCCAGGCGGATTTACACATTTACATAGGGGTAATCCTCCTACATCAGGCGATAAGTATATTTGCACTGGTTGGTATCAAGGAAATATAGGTCTTACTCAAGTCCAGACAGCGGGCTTAAATGATAAACAATACATGGAGAGTATGGGCAATTAGATGTCTGAGATTCATATTCTTTTTCCGACTCCAGTATATCAAAATATTTTTAATCCAGTATTCTCTCTCGAATCTGCAA